ATTTTTTAAAAATCGCGGACCGTTTTTGCCGGGCCTTCGGGGGGGGGTGGTATTTAGTTCGCTCTACTACCATTTATACCATTCTAATTCTCTTCTTCCCCTCTCTACGCCTTCTTTACTATGCTATAAAACCCTATCTTAACCCCAAAGCCTCTTAAACGAGGCGTTATCTCTTGGTGAAAACAAGAGACACTAACATAATGGATAATAACAAAACAATCATTAACCAATCTGATTCGGCGCTTCTCTTCTTCACGAAGATCTTTACACTACCCCCTCCCCATTTATAGAAAATGGGAGAAATGACCCAATCTTTTTCTGCTTCACGAACCGGGAACCGGGGAGACCCCCTCTAGTTCACCTTTAATATGGAAGATCATGTAATTTTTTTAATTAAGCGGTTGATTTCTCTTTCATCGAACGGAAAGAGGTCGTCGCCAAGGTACTCTTTCACTTGAATGTAAGTGGGCATTTCATTCGTAACTGCGGGACTTAGGAAATTAACCTTTAAACGATTTTGCTTAACGGGTAAATTATCAAACAGATAAACTCTATCAGCAGGCTTCAAATCAATAGTGTAGCCCCCGCGAACGTGTTCGCGAGCCCAAATATCGCCAATGTCGAAGCCTAAGTCGAAAACCTCATTCATTTTTATTGCATAATCATAAATAGCAATGGTTAACATGCGCACTTCTCCGATCTCGCGGAGTTTAGCGAGAAACTCTTTTGCGCCCGGTCTCATGCTCACTTTAAAAATTTCATCTTGTACAGTAACGAGCACTGGATCTACAGTTGGTTTTTGCCAACTCTCGTAAGTGTGAATTAACGTCTCGTCCAGATCAACGAATATATATGGTTTCATAGGTGTTAATAAGCCATCTTGTTTGCGGCGTTTGCTAACGCAACCCAAAAGTTTCTCCAAATTTTGTGATAAAAGAAGCTGTAAAACTTAGTGTAAAAGAAATATTTATTAATCCACTTGCTTTGCTCTTTTTTTATTTTTTTCGTAAATTCTATTTCGCGAGCTTTTCTTTCCGCATTATCTGTCTTTTCAAATTTAAATAGTTCAATTTTTTGAAGTTTGCCCTCAGTGAAAATAGCTTTAAATTCTACCCAGCAATCCCACTTATCTTGAACACTGCTAAGGTATTCATAGAAAAAAATCTCACCGTGGAAATTTACTTTCTCAAAATATGGGTCTTCCCTTTGCAAGCGACCGATTCTATCGGGGAAGCTCTTGCCTTTTTTATCCCCCTCTATCCATTTTGAGATTTTATGTTTTTCTATAAACAGTTGGTCATCCTGGATAACGTAAAGTGACATAGCGCGATCCAAATCTTTAGTTTGAAACGACAAGTTATTTTTATTAATACCAAGGCTAATCATTTCCTCAGAAAAAGGAAGATTGCCTGAAACAGAGATATTGTCGAACATGCCCATATTATTTTTTTGTTAATTTAAATGCCCCGTCAGATTGCTCGGTCCAGATGATTTCATCGCCAACTTCCCAGCCTAAGTTATCCATGAAGACTTGAGGAATCTCAATGAATTGGTCGCCATTGTCAAGAGTTTTTACCGCAACAATAGCTTTCTTAGCAAAGATTTCGTCCCAATTGTTTTTAAATTCATCTTGGGAGATAGAAAATGGTCTGGGTTTTGATCCTTTGCCGTTCATACATTAATTATAATTCTGATAGTCAGGATAATCAAAGGATTTTTCGAGAAACTCTTGCAGCTCTTTGCTGAATTTGTTATCGGCAGTGACCGAATCAAACCAAATGTTGCGCTTTTCCAATTCTTGGAATACTCTATTATGAATAGCATCAAGGTCTTCCATCCAAATTTCGCGGTTTAATTTTAATTTATTTTTAGATTTCATGTTACGGATACTATAGAGAATTGTTTATCGTTGTCAACGTTAATTACTAAAGGTTTATTATTTACCAGATACGCTTCGTCGCAGATAGAAGCATTCGCGAAAATTGTTTTTGGTGTAACATGGCTAGTTCCGCCCGAAAAATGTATATGCCCAAACAAATGAAGTTTCGGTTGTATTTTTAAAGTTGAGTTAAGTAAGTCAGCGCAGCCAACACTTTTATAAAGGCCATTTCCAGCTGGAGCAGTGTCGCAAATTTTATAGGGAGGGCCATGAGTGATCAAAACATCAGTTCCTTGCGGAATAAGATCCCAATGCTTCTTGATTTTCTCGCCGCGATCACGATTAAAAGCCCAATTAAAAAAAGTTGGCTGCACGGGGCTACCCCAAAACTTCAAGCCCTCCAACTCGATGCCAGAATCTTGGAGGTAATGCACGCCAGCAGGCATCATTCTTAAAAAAGAATCTATGTCTGATGGATTGGCTTGCTCAAAGTAAAGATCGTGATTTCCAGCAATAAAAATTTTATGTTTGTGTGGGTGCGTGCCAAACCAATTAACGAATCTTAATGCGTCAATGTATCGGCCATGCGAACAGAAGTCTCCGCAGTGAATTAAAATATCACCATCTGGAATTTGCATTCCGAGATGTTGGCCATGCGAGTCAGAGATTACAACTATTTTGGTCATAAAATAATCTTACCCTAATAATTTGATTTGTCAATAGCTTTGAAACAAAAAAGTGTAAATTATTAGGATGGAAAAAGAATTCAATGGGTTTATTTCTGATAACTCAGTGCTCATTGTCGCTGCGGTAGCTTCTTTGCTTTTTAAAGAATTTATAATTAATATTGTTAAAAGCCTTGTTTTTAGAATGACGTCTGGTTTAAAAGAGGATGATGTTCTTATTTTTTGGGACGGGTCGAAGAGCGTAGCTAGAATTGTGCGTATCGGCTGGATGTCAACTACCTTATTTATATATGATGTTAGTGCGGAAGGAGTCGTTACTGGCGGTCACAGGATAACGATGCAAAATGTTAAATTTGAGAATGTTAAGTTGCTCAAGAGATTGTCTATGATTGACGAATGCGACTTGAAAACATTCAGGAAAGACAAATAATAATTTGCCATGCCTTACGTTTCTTACAACAACATCAGAGCTTTAGTCTCAAATGGAGATTCGCAGAGCTTATCGACAGGATCGTATAATATTTTATACGCAACGAATTTTAGCGCAAGTAACACAACTCAATTAAAAATAGTTAAAAGAATTGGCCAACAGCTTGATTATTATATTCAAACAGGCCCGAAAAGCGCATCAATCTCAACTTCAGTTATTCCCGTAACTGGCGCAGGGTTCAATCAATTTACTGGATTTTTAGCTTTAACTGGAGATTTCACAAGCGGTTCATACATTCAAGTTCCTAATTACAGATTCGATAAATGTTTCTTAAAGTCATTTGGATTTTCTCTTGAGCCTTGGAAACCCGTTACGGTGGAAATGCAATTTGATTCTTATGGCATGGCTACTGGAAACGGAATAGATCCTCACGCTGGCCAAGAAGCGCTTCAAACAGGAATTGTTTCTCCATTAAGGGGAATGAGCGTTACTCTTACCGCTGCGAACTTTGCTCAAACCATTAACCAGTACGAAAATTTAAATTTTAACGTAGAAGTTGATCGCGCTGCAAATTTTGAAATCGGCCAGATCTATCCTACTAAAGTGAGCGTTTCGAAAATTACAAAATCATTGCAAATTAACGGCATATCCAATGCTTATTGGCTTTCTGATTATGAGCCTAATACCACCGTATCTGTGACAATAGGGATGCCTGATGGCAATTCCTTTTCAGTCGCTGGAGTGTTAAGCTCGCAGAGCTTATCGGTAGATGGTAATGGTGTAGCAAAAGGAGGACTACAGATAATCGAAGAGATGGTATAACTTTATGGCAAAAAAGCCCAAAAAAACAAAGTCAGCATCTATGGAGTTAGTTATTCCGCAGATGAAAACGCAGATTAAATTCAAGGAACGCAAGTTCAAGTTCACTGAAAAACAACAACAGCTATTAAAAATACTTCTAGCAGACGAAACTAAAATAGTCTTTATAGCTGGGCCAGCGGGCACCTCAAAGACTTTCATGGCAGTTTACGGGGCACTTAACCTTATAGACAACAATGAAAAAGACATTATCTATATCAGAACTATCGCTGAAAGCGGCGAAAAATCTCTTGGCTCATTGCCGGGAACAGTTGGTGAAAAGTTTCAGCCGTATCTCCTGCCTCTTGAAGACAAAATTCAAGAAATGATCGAACCTACTGATGCTCATCGTTTAAGGGATGACGGTAGAATCTCTGCAAGTCCTGTTAACTTTCTCAGAGGTAGCACTTTAAGAGATAAAATAGTAATTGCAGATGAAGTTCAAAATTTTACATTCAGGGAGATCACAACTCTTCTTACCAGAATTGGGGAGGGGAGTAAAATCTTTCTCTGCGGAGACTTTATGCAGTCAGACATTAAAGGCAAAAATGGATTTTACGATTTTTATAATTTATTTGCAGACGAAGACTCCGCGCAGCATGGGGTTTTCTCATTTGAATTCTCGGAAGAAGATATCAAAAGAAGCGAAATCCTAAAATTCATTGTGAAGAAAATTAGAAGCATTAGCTCAGTATAATACGTAAAGCGCGCAAGCTAACGAGTGTTAACAAGATAATTGAAATTTAAAGACGCGCGTTTACAATATTAGTAAAGCTGGAAAGTCTCAGCGATCAACTCAACAAATTAAAAATTAATAATATGGCAAGCGTTTTCTGTACAAATTGTGGAGCGAAGCATGAGTATGCTGGGTTTGCCCCGAATTTCTGCTCAAAATGTGGAGGTTCGATTAGTGGGAAAGTCTCAGCTCAATTGCAGAAAAAGTCAAATAGCATAGCGAGATCTGATGATGTAGAAGAAGAGTCAGAAGACAATACAAATATAGATGAAGTGCCAAGTATCAGCAAACTTGATGTGGAAATAGAAATGGACGGCGGCTTTAGAGCTTTTAATTTGGAAGATTTATCGCGCAACCCTCAAGCTGGAGCAAGAAAATTTGCTCCAAAAAGAGTTGGTGGGATAGGCGGCTTATCACCCACTAAATATGGAAGCACAAAAGCAAGAGAAGATTAAGTACGAAGATAAGCACGAGGTTATTGACAAAATTATACAAAGGCACAGGTATATCTGGCAGCTTAAAGCTATTGCTTGGATGGACTATGAGGACGTTGCTCAAATTATTCGTTTCCATATTTCTAAAAAATGGAAAATGTGGAAGCAAGAGCGCCCACTTGAACCTTGGATAGCGCGCATCACAGTTAATCAAATTAAGAATCTTCTTCGAAATAATTATTCAAATTATGTTCGCCCATGTTTGGCTTGTAAATTTAATATGGGCAATGAGCCTCCAGCTTGTTCGATAACCCCAAGCGGAAGGCAGTGCAGCGAATGTCCGTTGTATAAAAAATGGGAAAAAACAAAGAAGTCCGCATACGATGTGAAGCTTTGCGTGTCTATAGAAAATCACTCGGAGTCTGTGCATGGGATGAGAGACGCGAATTTCGATATCCTGTCAAGCGCCCAAAGACTTCACGAAGAGATGAAGCATCGTTTAGCTACAAAACAATATAAAGTTTATTCAAGACTTTATATCGACGGCGCGGACGAGGAAAAGGTTGCAATGGAAATGGGATACAAAACAAACGAAAAGGGGAAGAAGGCTGGTTACAAACAAATCAAAAATTTGAAAAAACTATTCAAGCAGGTAGCTACTAAAATTCTACAAGACGAGGACATTTTAAGTGGCCAACGATAAAATAAGTTTTAGCGACGAAGATAAAAAGAAGATCGTGGAAATTGCGAAAGAATTTCCTGATTTAAATACTATCACGCGCAAATTCTTTAATGATGAAAATCTGGATGGCAGAACCAAGCAAGGAATCGCGATTAGGTCTTTGCTGGCGTCGAATAAAATACAATATAAAACTTCTAAGTACGAAAAAATTGGAGAATTGCCTCTCAGTCCAGAGCAAGAGCAATTCATTGAAGATCAGGCTGGTAACGGAATCTCAGCTTTAAGAATTGCGGAACTTCTTTACCCAGATCGCCCAATCTCGGCAATGGGATTAGAGCACAGAACTGTTGGCGCTCATATTAGAAACTCTGACTGCGAAAATAAAGCTGTATCCGACGACGCGATGTTTGTAAAATATCAAACGCCGCGCTCGATAGAAAGAGTTATAAATAGAATTAACGAAGCTACTGGCGAAAAGATAAATAAAGAGAAGTTTAGTAGACATCATAAAATATGCGCCGAAAAACTGTCTATTAATCTAATAAATTCAAGATTTCAAAAAATTATCAATTGCTATACGTCGCAAGAGGATAGGAATATATTTGAGCAAGAATTTATTCGCATGACATGGGATAAACCAGATCTAACTGCGGACGAAGTTAATTTGTACATGAACGTTTGCAAGGAAATTATCAATCTAGAAACTATCTCTCGCCATTTGGACAAGCTCAATAAGATGTTTGAGGAAACTCAAGAGCAAAATGAAATGAGTATTCGTTTAGCTGAAATTATCAAAGCTAAAAGTGGTGAGTACCATCAATGTGAAGGTAGAGTGGAAAGTTTAATTAAAAAATTACAAGGAGATAGGCGCGAAAGAATTTCGTCTAGACAAAGGGAAAATGCTTCTGTTCTTTCTATTGTTCAACTGTTCCAAGATGAAGAAGAGCGCGGCAATATGATCAAGATTGCTGAAATGCAAAAATTACTCGTTACAGAAGAGGGCAAAAAAATGGAAAGTATGGTGGAGTGGAAGGCTCGTATCCTAGGAATATCATTAGATGATGCAGTCTAACAACTCTAACCATTGCAAAATATGCAACAGTTCCTTCGTTTCCGAAAGAAGCTTGCACGCGCATTTAAAAAAACATAAGATCGGAATTGATGAGTATTATGTTACGCAGTATCCCAGAAAAAACCTATTAACAGGTACTTACTTACAGTTTAAGGATAAAGAGTCTTACTTCGAAAAAGACTTTGAAAACAGAAAGCAGCTTTTAAGATGGTGCGAGATAGAGTCTCCAGAAAATGTTAAGCAACAGATTAAAAAAATGTTAGCTTACAGAGTTAAGAGCAAAGATTTAAAACGCTCCCCTTGCCATTTAGAATTGGAGACTAGTGAGATGCCAACTATCGATCTTTATAAAAAACATTTTGGAACATACTCTAACGTGTGCAAAGAGATTGGAATAGAGCCGATGTTTAAAAAGAGTTTGCCTAAAAAGTTCCATGAAGACTTCTCCAATGTCAATATATTCGTAGATACTAGAGAGCAGCAACCACTTAGCTTTAAAAACGAAAGGCAAGTTAAGTTGGATTTTGGAGATTATACTGCTAGCGGATCAAATTATACAAAAACTTTTGTAGATAGAAA